TCTCTAAAACAATATCTTTGACACTGTTGCAAAGAAGTACCAAATTTTAAATGCTCGAAAGCAGTAGGGGTATCTCCAACTTCTAGCTGCACTCCTGTAATTTCAAAAGTTGCATCATTAGTTGTAAACCATGTTGTCGTATTGTCAGGCATACGTGTTGCAGAATCTAACGCTGCCCACGCATTTAAAGGTCTAGTTCCAGTTGTATCTGTTCCTCTAAATAAAGTAAATTCAAACCTTAAACCTTCTTCTTCATTGCTATCAAACTGCAATCCTGTAGCACCAGGAATTTTCTTTGTTATTTTTGTCCAAGTGTCAGCAACCAAAGAACCTGTTTCCATTACATAATTTGAAATAGTCCCATCTCTTGTAATTAAATTAAAATAAAAATTTTGTGCAATGCTTGATTTAACCCAAAACTGAAGAGATATATAACTTGTAGAAGATGTATAGTTCCAACCACTAGCTGCTACATCTTGAGCCTCAACTGCTGTTTGAACTTTAATTAAATCACCAGCACCAGCACCACTTGTTTGGTTGCCGTTTGTTATTTTAAATGCCTTTCTAAAACCTAGAGAATAAGGTGTAGTACCACTTGCAACATCAACTTGTGCTTGTGTAGGTGTTTCATCTACAGAACTTGTCTGACACTTAAATCTATCAACAGTTTGATAACCAGCAGTAGTTGATGACGTTCCACGTTGAGCTACTAAAAAATCTCCATTTCCTATCAAATTTCTATTACTTAATTGACCGCCATTCATTCCAGAGACAGAAACTAAATTGTCACTTGTATCTTTAGTTGCGACAATTCCATCTGCGTCTATGCTTGGAAGTTTTAATGTTCTGTCTGATGATGGGTTTGTATCTGGTGCGGATATTGAAACACCGTTACCACTTGAATGTTTTAATTTAATTGATGACATTAAATAATCTCCATTAACAAGCCATTAAAACACATGGATAGGCTTTACTTCCATCTGGATAGGTTGCCGTATGATTAGTTGATACTATTTTAGCAATAGTAGAGCTTCTAACAATATCATCTGCCTGTGGTTTTGCCGTTCCATCGCCTGCTGATATAAGCAAGTCACCTCTGGCAACAGTTGTTGACGCTGCCACTCTTATAACCAAATCCCCTGTCATTGCAATAAAGAAATCATTCAAATACTTCTCATCTTCATCTTCATCATCCCAAGTATAAAAAACACCAGCAACATCTTTGTCACCTTCAACATCAGAAACTTTTGTCATGTTTAACTGTTGATTTTCTTCTCCTTCCCAAACACATAAATCATCTAAGTTGCTCATTACTGTGCCTTGATAAATAGTTGGCCTTGCAGATTTATCTGTATTAGATAAACCTTTAAATTGCGACCATCTACTTAAATGACCTCCGTTGAAACTTACTGTACTACCCGAAACTGTGATTGACCCCTCTGTGCTTCCATTTTGTCTAAAATTTATTAATGTGCCATCATTACCTCTTCTGTTTGCACTTAAACAAATACCCTGATAAGTACCAATTACCATTGTCCCATCATTTCTTATTCTTGCCCCTTCAGTTCCTGTTCCAGAATGACCTCTGATTTCACTATAAGTTTTACCTATTACACCATTTCCAAAACCAAAACCTTCATTACCAGTTTGAAATTCAACTCTTTTTGTAAGAGTTCCATCAAAATCATATCCAAATAACAAAGTGCTATTATTAGGAGCAATTACCGCTTCATTGTTATTGGTATTTCCCAGATAAAGTGCAGCAATACCTGATGCTGGTCTATTTATTGCAAAAATTTCATGACTAGCTGTTTGTGTTCTAATTTCAACTGGTTTGTCAGGAGTAGTTGTACCAATACCAAGAAAACCATTTTCATCAATGTGTAATCTTGTTGTGCCTCCTGTATTTATATTTACAATGTCCGTATTAAATGAGATTCCTGTATTGCTGTCTGTTCCAGTAAAAATTGGTGCTGAAGCTGAACCATCAAGTCCAGAAATACCTGTTGTTCCGTTAATGTTTAATGCCATGTCTATAAGATAACAAGGATTGAACCGCTTGGCACGGTTATAGTCACACCAGAATTAATTGTTGGTGAAACTGAATGAGCGTGTTTATTAGCAGTGATTTCATAGTCTTGAGTGACGTTTTGATCGTTCTCAAATACCCATTGATCGTTACCACCACCTGTGGCTCCAGCACCACCGCCAACGGCTGTAAAAATAGTACCATTAAATATCTCAGCTTCAGTAGTGGTTGAGTTAAATCTTATATCTCCAGCAACAGGGCTACCAGGTCTTTGGGCTGTCGTTCCAACAGGTAATCTTAATGCAGTCGTATAATTATGGACTACCTCGCCTGTAAAAGTTGCTCCATCCGCTAAACTTGCAAGACCTAAATTATCTAACGTAATATTACCAATAGTCGTAAATGATCCTACCCCAGAACTAACCGCAGTACATATCTTCAGTTCATTAGTACTTGTATTGATATGAGGTTGATATTGAGCTACGTTTTCAACACCAGTTGGATCACCTGTTTCAGAGTTTATTGTTCTTAATGCTTGAAATATATCTTTCATCGCAGTGCGAACTTCCGCACCAGTACCGTTATCTGGGAAGAAATTATTACCGTTCTCTTTTCCTGTGCTATTAACTCTAGTCATCTAACAAGAAATGTTTGTTCCCATTGTACTATCCTTTGCCAAATCCGACAGCTTGGAACGTAAATTCTTTGCCATTGATAGGACTACCTCCACTATCTTTAAACACAATAGTAAAACCTGTGCCAGTTATACTAGATACTTGGAAAAATTCTCCAGCATTTAAATTAAGAGCAGTAATACCAATAGACGGAGGATTGCTATTTTGACCAGCATCAAGTCCAGTAGCTCCTGTAAAGAATGTGTTAGTAAAAGTTACGTTTGTAGATCCATTAGCTGTTAGTACATTGCTCTGTTCAGTTCTTCTTACTAGTGAGGCAGTAAAACCAAGTTGAGAAATTTTTATATTTTGTGCTGGATCGTCAGTTTCTAATTCTGCTTTAAATTTAAAACCTCTTCCTTTAAATGTTCCGTTAGCAAATTCATTAAAACCTGTATAAGAACTCATGTCTTGAGATACTGCAACAAGTATTTTTGAATTTACACTTGTAGCTTCTGCTCCATCAAAATCTTCCCAAGTATCAATTAAAGCTGTTCTATCATCAAATAATGTACCGATATAAAATCCTTCTGTAAGAAAATGACGCTTTAAATCTAAACTAAATATTCCACCTAAATCTAATGTCTGTGCAAACTCATAAGAACCTTTCATATTTCTTTTGACTACAACATCTCCAGAAGTAACTAAAGTATCACTGGCTGTAATTGTAAAATTATTTGCATCCACCACAGATGCGACAGCAAACTCTCCATCTATTGAATCTCCTGTTAAATACTCTAGTTGAATTACTTGCCCTACAGATAATCCGTGAGTGTTAACTGCACAAGTGACAACTGTACCTGCAACTGAATTATCAGATCCATTTGACTGCACATATGTTCCAGTGAGCCTTGCTGGATTCGTCAACATCAGAGAGTTGCTAGGAGCATCGAAATTTACATTAGTTTTTACTGATGTACAATTACCGCTATTATTAATTGAACAAAACTTCTGGGCTAATAAATCTTCTCTTCTAGTTAACGCTGTAAGTTGAGATGTATTGTCAGGCAGATCAATGACTATACTTGTTTCACCCTTACTAAATCTTCCTCCATCATCTTGGAATTTTAAAATATATTCTCCTTCTAAAAATGGAACGACAGCTTGTGTTGAGTTTCCAGGCAAAGCATCTACAAGGTCAACTGCATTGGCAAAAGTTCCCGAACCATCTGTTAGTGTCGAATGTCTTACATAAACAAAACCACCATGAGTAACATCTATATCTTGTGCTACGTTCCATCTAAGTCTGATAAGTTTTTCTGAGAAAGGTTCTATTGTTAAACCAGTAACATTTTGTGGTCTAGCAGTTTTTCCTTCAGCGTTAAAAACTAAATCAGAAGAGGTCGGACTTAATTGTAATGAAGAGTTATAACTAAATATTTGAATTTCGTATGTACCAATACTAGTATTGAATATTTCAAAATCAGGTGCGGAAACAGTAGTGGATACAAAGTTTCCATCATTAAATCTATAGTTGACTTGATACTGAGTAACACCAGCTACAGGTTGCCAGCTAATAATCAATTTTGATACTGCATTATTATTTATTGCAACTATTTTTTCTTCAGCGACTAAAGAACTAGGAGGATCTACAGGGTCATTTAAAGTTGTAATGTCTCTTTCTTCTATTTCTTCTGCTTTATCAATAAAATTATATTTATCAGGTACATAAGATAAAGCTGTAATTGCAAAAGAAGCTCCATCACCTTCCTCAACTGTAATTACTCTAAATTTTTGAGCTAAAACACTATCATTTTCTAATAACCAAACACTGTTTGAATTAGGTATATCACTAAAAACACCATTAATCGTAATTACATTTAAATCTATCTGTGCAACTTGTTTACGCTCTACTGTTCCGTCAGGCAATATTACACTAACAAAAGGGTTATTATCGTCTGATAAAGTTGTCTCACTTGTATCATCTACAGTAATAGTCTTTATAGTAGCTGATTTTACTCGACCTCCTACTCTGACTCCAGAACGTACAGGGTCAGCAACATCAATGACTTGCCCTGGTCTGACAACCACTCCAGAATCTATAGAAGTAGAAAAAGTAACAACTTCTGATTCATGTTGTTCTGCAAAAAGAACTGCTCTTCCCATTCGTCTAGCTTGTTTTCTAGAAGTGCATCCAAATGCTTTTATTTGTTTAGTTATAATTCCAAACTTATCTATAGCGTCTTGATCTCTAACCTCTTCAAAATCTATTTCTCTACTTCTCATATTAAAAAATCCAACAGATATAACTGTATGTCTTGTCTTTAAACTACTACCCTGATAACTAAATCCTTCTTCAGTAACATTGGCTAGGGTAAATAAATAACTAGCATCTTTTGGACTATCTTGAGCAAGTTGAATACTACCAGCAGACCATATTGGCATACACCTCATAACACCTGCTAATTCATTTATAAGTTCAAAGGCTCCATTTGAAGAAGTTATGTTTACGTTACAAGCAAACCTAGCTTCATTATTAACAAGTTGGTTAGAATACTTACTTGCAGTGACATAGGTAAACAAGTCTATGTTTTCATATAAGTCTGTATCACTAGGATTACTAGGATCAAAATTAGGAGATATATGAACACCAAATCCGTATCGTTGTTCTGTGAGAAGATCAAGTAGTATCATCGCAGGGCAAGTTGTCCACTTTGCTTGCTGCATAACACCGTTAAAAATATATCCATCTGGATAAACTATTCGACCATTAGAATCAACAGTTGGTGTTCCCGAATTAAGAGCACCTGCTCCTGGAATTCTTACTTTTATGCCTCTTATTCTATATTTTCTATTCGGTATAGAACCAAACTCCATAGAATCAACTCGAAGAGAGCAGTAAGCACAGTCAGGAAAAGTATCAGTTTTATCAAACACCTCTGTAATAGTTGTCCATTCAAAAGCATCTTGAATACTTGAAGATGTACTATCCTTAGTGACTCTTGTAACTCTTACTCTTACTGGAAAAGTGCCATTTAAATTTATTCTGTAATCTTTTTGGTAAGTATCAGCAGTTCTACCTGTTATTTTGTCATCAACTTTTTCTTCAAAAGCACCATTATTAAAACTGACAGATATTTTTAATCGTATTGTTCGACCAAGCAAATCACCTTTTGTAGTTGCCTCTTGAAGTTGAGGCACTGTTATAGTAACTCTTACTGCATCAGGATTTTCAGCATTTGGAAGTCTATTTGGTATCTCACGGGTTACAGGATTAGCTTTTCTAACAACTACTCCTACGGTAGTGCTAGAAGAATTATTTACTATACCTTTTATTTTTGATTGGTTTGAAGTACCAAATCTAGGAACAAAACGTACTTTTCTAAAATTAAAATCTACATTTCTAGGATTAGCTGAATCAGCATTGGGTCTTAATATAGGTGTGTCATTAAAAAATATATCTTTCTTAGCAGCATTATTATATGCAGTTGTTCCTCTAGTTCTACCTTCCTTAGAAGCAGTTGCAAAACCTTCTATTTCACCTTCAGAGATTAATTCAAGAAAAGTTCCAAACTGCCTACTATTTAGAGTATCGTCATCTATCGTTGGATCAGGCTGCCTTCCTCCACCTCCACCAGAACCAATAATTTTATCTGGTATATTCTTCATTCTGAGTCATCCTCCACTTCTACTTGTACAGTATCTATCGCACCAGAGATAAGTACAGATCCAGTAAATATTTCTCCATAAACAATAGGTATGGGAGTACCTGCTCTAGTAGTGTTTTGAGTTCCTGCAAAATTAAATGAAACTCTTGGATCGTCTTCTCGTTCAGGTGGTTTAGGCAAAGGAAATAGCATTTCACTAACTCCGCTTAAAACCAAATAACCACCAAGATATACCGCAGCTTTTGTCATGAGTCCTAATGAACCAAATGCAGTAATGCCAACAGCTTGAGTTTTAGCAAAAGAACTAAAACCTAAAGCAGGATTAATAATAAAAGCTCCTGCTATTAATGCTGCACCAAATAAAGCTCTTCCAAGTCCACCAGATCCAGCTATAACAGGAATTATATGTATATCCTGTTGCCCAATAGGATAATGTATTTCTTCTTCATTAATTTCATAATTACCTATCTTTACATGATAATAATTTGGATTCATATAAGGTTCTACTTGAGGAAAGTTATTTATCAAAAAACTAATTGCTTTTGGCAAACTATTTACTTCTATCTCAAACTCTTTATGGCCTACAAACTCTGCAAGCTCGCCATATAATTTTAGTTTACGCAACATAACGATACCTCTTTCCTGTAGATTTATAAAGCCATTGAGAATAAGGTTCTCTACAAGAGAGTCTATCGGTTAAATGGTGTAAAACATCCCCATTTAAGAAAACAGCTACATGATTTAGACCTGGTGATCCAATAGACATTAGTAACGTATCTCCATCCTTTAGCCTCTCTTCAGGTCTTAGTTCTCTAAAACCAGTTCGCCAAGCACAACTTTCAAACAATGGATTTAAAATAAATTCTTCTGGAGTTGTAGGTCTATCCCAATCTTTTAATTCAATACCTTTTTCTTCTTTATACCAATCTCTAACCAAACTCCAACAGTCAGTCACACCCCATACCCACGGTCTACCTAATAATGGTGGCTTGTACCCAGAAGGCTCTAAATAAGCCCATTGTTCTGTCTGAGGATTAACAATATGCCAAGGAAGATTACTCTTTTCACAACCAATTTTATCTGCCTGACTAGGTGTAGGAGGTGTAATCGGATGACTATGAATAACAGCAGTAATCTCACCTGTATTATCTGCTTTTACATAATCTTCTGGGTCGATTATGAAACATTGATACTTAGTCATAGATAAATTACGACAAGGAAAATATTTTTCTTTACCTTTCACATTTAAAAGTAAACCACAAGATTCTTTTGGATTTTCACGCTGGGCATGAAGTAATGCTTTATATTTCCAACTCATAATATAAAAGATCCAATAGCAGGAAATAAAGTTCTAGTACATTGACGTTGAGGTGCTCGAACTCCAGCAATATCAAATATCGCTGCTAATTCAAATTGAACAACCTCTCTGTTTTCTGTTGATTTTCTATCAATGGTATAGATTTCTTTTGGAAACTCTGCTGTAGGGTCTGGTGTGCCATAAGGATTAGTACCATTAAGAAAATTAACCGCATCAATATAACGTGCCAAAGTTCTTATTCTTGTCACAATCGCTCCTCCAAGATCATTACCAGCAGTTACTTTATTTACGTTGATAAGGATTCCTGAAATTGTACTTAAGGCATTGCTAACAGTAAGCGTAGGTCGAGGTAGTTGTCCTCTTCTAAATGCAAAACCTTCAGCTTTTATAGGCATCTTTATGTATGAATCTCCAGCCCAAATAATATCATTGTTATTATTTAAGCTCGTACCATTGTGAAATCTATAAGTCTGACTAGAACCGTGTAATTTTAAGGAAGTTTGTAAAGTAAACAGTTCAATAATTGATGAAGGAGTTATCCTCTGTAAATCACTTGCAACACTACTAATTGAAATATATCGAACAGTATTGTCATAAACAATCTCACCAATAACAGTAACCCAATTAGGCTCAGTAGCTCCTGTTGTTCCTGCTTGTGTGACTTTAAAAAGTAATCCATTGTCACCAGAAGTAGGTGCAACTATCGTACCTACAGATAAATTAGCACTAGCACTCCATACAGTTGCAGCACTCATGGTTCAAATACCTCTCTAAATGTTGCTTGTATTGTCGCTCTATTATTAAATGGTATAGATTTAGTCCAAGACTGACAAACAAACTTTTGAGAAACAGTCTCTCCAGGTGGTGTGAAATCAAAACTATCACTATCACTTGGTATATTTGCTGCATTTACACGGGCATCTAAGAAATTTTCTATAACATCTGCATCTGCTTCCGATACTTCAAAAGTAAAATTATATACTTTGGGATTTTGATGTTCTGTCAATCCAAAAGTAATTCTATGTTCAAAACCATCTGCAAAGGCAACAGTGCGGATTTTTGGTGCAGAGCTTTTTCGCTGTCCATATTTAGGTTTTATTGCAGGAAAAGTAGCCATTATGCAAGTAGTCCTCCTGGTCTTTGTTGTTGTATTATTTCAGATTGTACTGCACTTGAAATAAGTAAACCAAGTTCTCTTCCTTGTTCTTCATCTCCTTCAACAGAAGAACCAGAAGCATCTACGTTTACTACGATATTTGTTGAACCACCAAGAGCATGATTTGGTGTAATCGTTCCAGATACACCTGGGCTAAATAATTCAGGCCCACGTTCTCCAACAATATAGTCATTTCCTGCTTTAACAGAACCTCCATTTGCCTTCATAAAAGTAAAACGTGATACCTGTTGGTCAGGAGTTAAGGCTGGAGTGCCTAAAGAAATTGGATTAAATAAACTAGTAAACATTCCTAAAATGCCACGTTGTATTTGTGTAGCCATCATCTGTGCAGCCATATCTAAGAAATGATCTGCTATACGCATAAACATATTTCTAAATGCATCTTGAACAGTCATTGTTCCTTTAATTATTCCTTTAAATGATTCAGAGAATGATTCAGATATAGATTTAGATAGTTGAACAATTTGATATCCAGTATCATTTAATTTAATCATTTCCATATCTAATTTTTCAATTTCATCATTCATTAATCTCATTCCTAAAACTAGACCTTCTGTAGCTTCTATTAGTTTCGTTATTCCGTCTATTTCATTTTCTCTTGCAGGTCTATTAACAAGTTCTTCATATTTTTTAATTTCATCATTAACTTTTTTACGAACTCTTAATTCTTGCCTTGCTGTATAACCAACAGTTTCATTAAGTTGTATTTGATGTTCTAATTCTTTATTAAATAAATCTTGAGCAATTGTATTATTAACTATTTCATTACCGATTTCTGCTAAATCTTTAGCGTCTTTTTTAAGATTTTCTAATTGAAACTCATTCATAATTGAAAAAGCTCCTTCTTTAAAACCTTTTGGATTTTCAATTTTTCTTATTCTTTCTGCTATCTCGGCAGGATTTAAACCTGTTCTAGAACCAGTTACTGCTCCAAAATTACCACTATTTGGATTTTCTAAAATTTGATTTAATTCTCCACTTAAATTTCTAGGTAATAAATCAGCAAGTGCTTTAGTAATTCCAAGGAATTGATTAACTCTTGCCAATCCAGCTTGAAATTGTAAAAATATTTGAGCCAAACTTGTTTGTATCTCTCTGGTTTCATCTCCATATAGTTTTAATGCAGTAACACCCTCTTCACCAACAACAGCAGTAGTTTGTTTAACAGCTTCTGCAAATGCAGCTTGTTTACCTTCTGCTTGTTCTAATAATTGTATTCTTTGTCCAAAAGCATTGTTAGTATTACCTAAAGCCTCTACTAATACATTTGCATCTTTTGTTAAATCCCCTAAAGCATCTCCTGTTTTTTTTGTTGCTTGGACTAATAAATCAACTTGTTTACCTAATTGAGTACCAACAATAGAAAGACCAAATCCTAGCCCACCACCTAAAAATCCCCCAGCAATACCACCAATACCACCACCAACAGATGCACCTATACCTTGACCAAATAACAGAGGAAAACCTCCACCAATTAGACCACTACTAAGAGCATTTCTTCTTCTACTAGCAAATCCACCAGGCTCGAAAAACATTCCACCTTGTTGAAATTGTCTATTTTGACCAAAAGTTCTATTAAAAAAGTTTTCTCCTGCCATTGCCTGTCTAGGACCAGCAGGTCTTGAATATGCAGTACTATCTTCAATAATTGGAGAACGAAGTTGAGTCTCCATTTCTTTTATTCTTCTAGTAACTTGCTTAAACCTATCGCTTGTTCTATCTAGTCTTGCCTCAAGAAATCTCAACATACTTACATAATCATTTATAGCTTCTCTAGTATTAGTTGGCCTAAATGCCATTAAGTCTTCAAAGGTAGTTCCTTGTGCCATTGGAATATTTCCACCCAAATTAGCTGCTTGATTTGCTGCGATCCTGCTAAATTCCTTTATTTCTTTAAATCGTGCAGTAAAATCTGCTTTCTGAATACCTTGAGTTAAAACATTATATTCTCCACTAAATAGTTTTACATTTGCTCTGGCATCTCGTAATGCTTGAGAAAATCCTCTAATTTCACCTGCATTATTATTAATTTGTTTTGTATTATTTACAAACGCATTATTAGTGACAATTACTTCATTTCTTATCTGTGCAATTCTATCTTTAAATTTTCTAAGTAATTCTGGAGAACCTCCTTTAAGTTCTGGAGCTATTTGTTGTGCTTTTATTGATTTCGCTAAATTATCTACAGCCTTTAGTTGTAACTGTAAATTTTTTAATTGTTGGGTTTGGGTTCTGACATTAATATTAATTCCGTACTCTGCTGCCATTTACTCGACCCAATAAATTACTTCTATATTACCGCCTTCTGGGTTTGATGGCTTGTTTTTTTTGCACTTGTTCTTTATATTTTTCTTCTTCTTCGTATTTTAACTCAAAAAAACCTGCCCAAGCTATTAATTCTTCTCTAGTTAAATTTTCTGTAAGTTGTTTTATTGTCATTCCTAACTCTTTGGCCAGAAAAAACATTAAATACCAATCTTTATTTGCTTTTTAAAGCTGCTTTCGCTTCCTCCACTTTTAAATTTTCTCCAGATGTCATCATTGCCATTTGTATATCTTGTAAAACACCTGCATTTATTTCTCTTCTAAGAGAAGCCTTATGACCATCTTGAAATAATCTTCTGCCATTTTCATCTAGTGCTTTTTCAATCATAAGATTCAATGCAAATTCATTTCCATCATCACCTTTAGATTTAGCCATAATTGATTCTCTTTCTGCAATAGTTAATGGATGCCAATATATTTCTAATATTGTTTCTTCTCCATCCTTTACTTCATACTTATATTTCTGGCTAACACCAAATTTGTTTCTTAAAAGTTCAATCGCTTCCATGTAAGTCTTCAATAATATTTATATTATACTTATATTAGGCATTTGCTGTAAATTGGCAAGAAATAATTCCTATAAAATGACTACGATCTTCTATTTGTAACATATTTGGGCCAATAATATTACGAACTTTTGGAGTACAACTAAAAGTATCTGTATAAGTAGAAGCATTAACAGAAGTTAAACCATCTATAACGTGTTCGCAAATAGCAGAAACAACTGATGTTCCTTTATTTTTTGGTACATAAATATTACATTGAATAACACCAGCATAATAATCTGAAGCAGCACCTTGATTTTGAAGAGTTGATTGACCAAAGTTTATAGTCATTACTATATATTTAGTAGTTTTCCCTGGTTCTTTAAATGGTACATTGTCATAAACCATTTTTACAGTTGGATCATTATCAGTTACCTGATCAGTAACTGCTTTTTCAAAAGCTGCTCTTACATTTACTAAAGTCATAATTAACCTTCGATGTAACGTAAACTAGACCCAGGTTTTACTGAACCAAAACCAGAGCCAGGTTTAACTCCTAAGAATATTTTACCTTTATCTCTCATGTTATCTTTAATAATTTCACCTGCTTCTTCTAATATAAATTTAGATAATTTTTGATCTTCTGCACTATAACCAGCATATTCAGCAGCATTACCAATATATATGTCTGCATCTATAAATTTATAAGCAGTATTAACAGGAAATCGAGGATCAACAACAGCTATTTGATTTGATAATTCTCTACGTTTTCTTTTTCTTTCTTCTTTGTCACTTGCCCATACAGCATCTAATTGTCTTCTTATACCAGCCCAAGGTGAAACTTCATATACTGATTCTCTGTCCTTTATTGGTTCTCTTCTTACTTTCCAGCTAGATGCTAAAAAACCAGTATAAACAGGACTTCCTTCTTTTGAGGACAATGAAGCATGTAAATCTCTTATTGTTTGTGCAAAATCAGCATCTAACTGTGACACTGTATTATCAAAAACCTCATCTCCATTAAATTCTATTTCTTTAGCCATTAGAACCTCACAAGCAATATAAAGAGATAAGTCTGTCCACCTCTTTTAGTATCAATATTTGTAATCACTCCTGTAACTGTTTCACCAGCATAACTAAAAGAGATTTCATCTTCTAAAGTTGGTTGATTATCACCAATTAAATCAGGTGTAATATAAAGTTTTGCTTGCCTTATTTCAACACTACCATCTTCAATTGAATTTATAAATTCGATTGGAACTTTTAAATCTGAATAAGTTGTATCTATAGTAATTTGTTCTCCCTTGTCTACGTTATAACTAGAAATACCTTTTTTAATATAAGAAACTGTTGTATCAAAAGAAGTACCTAAATCAGCAACAACCTGTTTAGCAACACTTCTAAATAATGAATCAAGTTGACCAGCCATTATCCTCTAACTACCCTCATCTGAAAAGTACCTGCTCCACCAAGCATATATGCTCCAAGATAACTTTGTAACCAAGGATAAACATCCATAATATTGTTTATAGCTCCAGTTCCCTGACTATCAGTATTATATTTGACTTGAAGATCTCCAAGTTTTACTTCAGAAAAATTACCATCTTTACCAGTAGTGCCAGTAATAGCACCAGTATCATTTGCCAAAGCTCTAGCTAATTCATACTGTGCATATTTAATATTATTTGGAATAGTAGAACAACTTAGTTCAACTCTATCTACCTGATAATTAGTTCTTGGAAACTTTAATGCTTGATTTTCGTCACATCTATCTCCTTGAAATACAAAAGTATCAATCCATCTTGTAGCAGCTATCAATGATCTATTTTTCTGATCATCTGTTTTATTAGTCCAAGTTGAAGAATCTGGAACTGTTTCAAAATAACTATTAGCTTCTGTCAATGTG